GGCAGCTGTTAAGCCGCCCCTGCTGGTTATGTGTTAGAAAGTTAAACACAAAATGCATAACTTGGTCGTCAGTAGGACAATACATTCTTTTCAATGCACCATCATACATCCCTAAGGATTGACGAACTAACCAACTGCCTTCGATCATGGAGGAGAGTCTATCTCCAGTACGAGAGTTACGGCGTTACTTTACCGTCAACCTCGTGCTCTACGAATCCGAGCTGGATTCGTACCCCGTGCAAGGTAATCCCTACCTGCGGTTCGTCCAATGGTGAAATGTCGTTAGACCTTTCAGCCATCTGGGCTAGCTTAATGAAGTATGCGATATCATCGTCATCATCATTACGCTCCACAGGTACCGGTCTTGACAAGACCGTGCAGAACTTGCCTAACCACAATTGCCAGTCTTCATGGTATCTACGCGCTACATGGTAGTTCGTAGGCTGTGAGGACCACAAATGTGGACTCTCAGAAGTCGTATTAGTGAAATACGGTTTCTTCGTAAGAAGAAGCGATATTAAATATCGTCTGAGATTGGTCAAGCCCCGTTCAGCACATTGATTGATAGCTGAACAGAGAGCAGAATACACCTTCGGTGACATGGATTTACTATTGAAGTAATTAATTCGATAGTAAACTGCAGACACGTCAACGCCTGCATAATAGTCCTTACCACAAGATTCACGAAATGGGCCATCCGTGAAGGATTTGCTCAAATTGATGTGAAAACCAAGCGCAGTCAGCGCTTGAATTACATCAGCCGTGATTTCTGAGGCTACTATTAGATCATCACCGAACACGCTATAATCCCTCTTAGAGGTTTTATTGGCGTAGCACCACTTCTGACTAACATATTCGATCACGCATGCGAAGATCAAACACTCGATTGGGAAACATAAAGCACTTCCCATTGGAGCGAATTTCTTCAAAATGATGATGTTACCGTTAGGCAATACAGTCTTTTTAGACCGTGTTGCATACAGCCACTTTAACAGTGGTGTTCCGGCGAATATGCGCTTTACGAGAGCCCAGCTAACAGAATCACTAGCAGCAGACAAATCCAAAGTACTCATAGAGTTATCTATGGATGCTTGTTCTGCCATTTCCTGAT